ATAGTGAAAATGCTGGTCCTGGAGCTAAACTCGTAAGATTTGCAGATTTAGCTGGTGGTAGTGATAAAGATTATAAAGTTGAAAATGGTAAAATAGTAGATGTTTCTTTAATCGAAGATAAATAAAATGAGCAAAAAGCTATTAATAGAAACTCATACTGTAAAGATATCCCCCTCCCAATTAACTGAAAATGTTAATAAGGAGAGTGGAAATCTTTTTGTTGAGGGTATTTTAGCTACGGCTGAAGTTAAAAATGGTAACGGACGTTATTACTCAAAGGGTTTATGGGATAGAGAAATGGAAAAATATAATGAACTAGTTGAACAAAGACGTTCAATGGGGGAATTAGATCATCCTGAATCTACTGTAGTAAACTTAAAAAATGTATCACATCTAATATCAGAATATTGGTGGGATGGAAATAATGTAATGGGTAAAATTGAAATACTACCTACCCCATCAGGAAATATACTTAAAGAATTAATTAAAAGTGGTGTTACAGTAGGTGTATCATCTCGTGGTATGGGTTCTTTAGAAGATAAAGGTGGAGTAATGGAGGTACAAGATGACTTTGAATTATTATGTTGGGATTTTGTCTCAACACCTTCAAACCCAGGTTCTTATATGACTACCTTAAATGAAGGTAAAAATACAGTTACATATGATTATACCAATGTAAATAAAGTAATACATGAAATCCTTTGTTCAAAAGGTTCATGTCCTATAATATAATAATATTTCTTCGGACGCTACCGACGGATTTAATGCATAAAGCGCTCTTTTGAGCGCTTCTTGTGTCTTAAAATATTTTTACATACGTATGACCGCAATGTGTCATGAGTATCTTATATGGCACCAATATAAAAAAACTACCTATTACGATTCCTAATAATCGTATTTCACAAAAAAAATTTTGAGATTATGGCAAACAATGATTTGTTAAAAGAAGCAATCGCTGATGCTAAAGCTGTTAAAGAAACTGCTATTGCAAACGCAAAACTTGCTCTTGAAGAGGCTTTTACACCTCATCTAAAAAGTATGTTATCTGCAAAGTTAGAAGAAATGGACAAAGACGAAGTTGAAGAAACTGAAATCCAAGAAGTTGAAGCTGATTTAGAAGAGGCGTATGATGACGTAAAAGAAGAAAAAGAAGAGCTTGATGAAATTAACCTAGACGAGTTACTTGCTGAACTTGAATTGGATGAAGACGCTCGAACAGACGCTGAAGAAGAAGGCTACAAAGACGGTATAAAGGACGAAAAAGAGGACTTGAAAGAGGACGAACGTACTGATGCTGAGGAAGAAGGCTACTTAGATGGCGAAAAAGATGAGAAAGAAGACACGGAAGATGGTCTTGAAGATGAAGAAATTGATCTTGAAGATATGTCAGAAGATGACTTAAAAGGATTCATTGAGGATGTTATTAAAGATTTAGTAACAGACGGAACAATTGAAGCAGGTGAAGACTTCGAAGAGGAAGATGTTGAAGACGTTGTAGACGTTGACGATGTTGAAGATATTGAAGATGTTGATGTTGATATAGAAATTGACGAAGCAAAAGTAGAAGATTTAGACGAAATGTCTAAAAAAGAAAAAGCTGAAGGTGATGATCGTAAAAAAGACGATAAAATCGAAGCTGAAACTGAAAAAATGAAATTTAAAGAAGCGATTGAAGAAATCGAAGCTCTTAAAATTGAATTACAAGAAGTTAATTTACTTAATGCTAAGTTACTTTATACAAACAAAGTATTCAAATCTAAAAACTTATCTGAAGACAAAAAAGTTAAAGTGCTTAAAGCATTTGACAAAGCGTCAACAGTAAAAGAAGCTAAAGTTATTTTTGAAACATTAAACGAAGGTTTAGTATCAAAATCAGAAGCTATTGCAAGACCAAAAGGTAGTGCATCTAAAGCAACTGGAACAATAACAGAAGCTAAAAAACCAATTATTGAAAGCAATGATGTATACAATCGTATGCGTAAACTTGCTGGATTGATTTAAAAAACAATTTTAAAACTTTAAAAACTAAAAAAATGAGCTTAAATACTCTATTAGAAAGCGCGAACCCATACCACTCAATGCAGAGTGACGCAGCCAAATTGGCATCAAAATGGGAAAAAACAGGTTTGTTAGAAGGAATGTCTGGTACTAATAAAACCAACATGGGAATTATTCTTGAAAATCAAGCAAAACAATTAGTAGTAGAAGAATCTAACACCGGTGGTGGTGCAGGTTCTGGTACTTTTACAGCAGGAACAGGTGCTCAGTGGGCAGGTGTTGCTTTACCATTGGTAAGAAAAGTATTTGGCCAAATCGCAGCGAAAGAATTCATTAGCGTTCAACCAATGAACTTACCTTCAGGTCTTGTATTTTATTTAGATTTCCAATATGGAGCTAATAAAACACCATTTGTAAAAGATGCATCTTTATACGGAAACGAAGGAACTAATCCTTCTACTGCTCCTTTCGGGAACACTAATTCAGGTGGTCTATATGGTTCAGGAAGATATGGATATTCTATTAATACAACTGCTTCCGTAGTTGGTATTGGTAATGCTACTACAGGTTCAGCAACTCTAGCTTCAGTTAATTACGATTCAGCATTTTCTGCTTCCGTAGCTGCTGGTACTGTAGTTACTGCTTCTATATTAGCCTCTACTCTAGATGGTAATTATGATGCAGAAGCAATCAGAAGTTTCTATTTAGTAGGTGCAAATGCTCCTGCTGCAACAGGACAATACCCACAATTTACTCAGTTTAGTACTGATGGAACAAGAATAGAATTTGTTATTGATGAAGATTCTCTTGATCCGGCAGTAGCAACTGCTGTATCTTATTCATTAGCTCCAGTAGACAATGAAAGAGGTGATTTTGAAGATGGAAATAATAGCCTAAACGGTAACAATACTCCAATCGTAATTCCAGAAATCAACGTACAGATGCAATCATCTGCTATCGTAGCTAAAACTCGTAAGTTAAAAGCTGTATGGACTCCTGAGTTCGCACAAGATTTAAACGCTTACCACGCATTAGATGCTGAAGCTGAATTAACTTCTATCTTAAGTGAGTATATTTCATTAGAAATTGACTTAGAGATTTTAGATATGTTAGTTGAATCTGCTGCTGCTGGAACAGAAGTATGGTCTGCAGTTAACAACAGATCTATTGTTGATAATGGTACTAATGGTACTGTTTCAGACTTAGGATTTTATAATTCACAAGGACAATGGTTCCAAACATTAGGAACTAAAATCCAGAAATTATCTAATGTAATTCACCAGAAAACTCTTAGAGGTGGTGCTAACTTTATGGTAATTTCTCCTGCAATTAGTACAATCATTGAATCTATTCCTGGATTTGCTGGTGATGCTGATGGAGATGTATCTAAAGCAAGTTATGCATTTGGTGTACAAAAAGTAGGTGCATTTAACGGAAGATATAAAGTATACAAAAATCCTTATATGACAGATAATCAAATCTTGTTAGGATTTAAAGGTGCTCAATTCCTAGAAACTGGTGCTGTATTTGCTCCATACATTCCATTAATCATGACTCCATTAGTATATGATCCAGCAACTTTTACTCCACGTAAAGGATTGATGACTCGTTATGCTAAGAAAATGGTTCGTCCAGAATTTTATGGTAAAATCCAAGTTAATGGTTTAGAGACTCTATAGTATATAGAATAACCAAATCTTGATAAAATTAACCCGGCTTAGGCCGGGTTTTTTTTTACTTTTCATATGTATAATAAAATGCGTTATATCCGAACTATATTTATCTCATTATATAGCTATATCCATAATTTACGGTTTTTTAACGTATTTACAACGGTTTCATTCACTAATAACCTAACCCTTAATTTCAAGAATTTATGGCAAGTAAACACCATACGGACGATGTATTTCGTTCTAAGAGAGTTCCTAAAAACCCAATTAAGTTCAAACTCCAACTTAATGAAGAACAAAAAGCAGCTAAAAAATCTATCCTCGAAAACACTATTACCCTTTTAGGTGGAAGTGCAGGTAGTGGAAAGACATTATTAGCATGTAATGTTGCACTAGATGGATTATTCAGAAAACAATATGATAAAATAATTATTACTAGACCTACGGTATCTAAAGAAGAAATAGGTTTTTTACCTGGTGACTTAAGAGAAAAAATGGATCCTTGGGTTCAACCTATTTACCAAAATTTCTTTGCATTATATGATAAAGTTAAAGTTGAAAAAATGATTGAAGATGGTAAAATAGAAATTGTACCCGTGTCATTTATGCGAGGTAGAACATTTTTAGATTCTTTAATAATAGTAGATGAAGCACAAAATGTAACTCATGAACAAATGGAGATGATTACATCTCGTATTGGTTTAAGAAGTAAAATGGTAGTATGTGGTGATTCCCATCAAACAGATTTAAAGAAAAAATCAGATTCAGGTTTTAAATTTCTATATGCTGCTGCTAGAAAAATTAAAAATTTAGAAGCAATTACTTTAACTACTAACCATAGAAATGAAATTGTAGAAGATTTAATAAACTATTACAATGAAGCTATAGAAAAAGGAGCAAGTATTACAATTTCTGGTTCATATAATTATAATAATAAAAACTAATATCATATTTATAATAAAAATATATAATGGCACAATGTATAACTAGTGGTTCGTTAAAAGTACTTATACAAGAAAGTATAACCTTACCTAATAAAAATGAGGAGATTTGTATAAACGAAATCACAATCCCAGGTATTACTCAAACAGTAAGAAGAGTTGATACTATATCTACCAAATTTAGTGGTAGTGGAGTTGAAATCTTAAGATTTGTTGATTCTGAAGAACAACAAGTAGCAGGTTCATTTGTAAGAGATACAATTAAGTATATGAGATTTACAAATCTATGTTCTTCTAATTTTGTTTCTCTTTACTTAATTCAGGATAGTCCCGATGCTCAAAATCCAAATACAACTGATTTTGGTTCTGGTGATGATGGTCTATTCAAATTAGACCCGGGTAAGTCAATGGTGTTTTCTAATGGTCAATTTGATAGTAATAACTACTATGATTATGTTGTAGAAGGATATGTTGATGAACAATATATTGGTGGTTTTGCTTCATTAACATCAATAAAAGCAAAAGCAGATACTAAAGATATCCAAATAGAATATTTTATAGCTTCTTCTTAATATTTATAATAAAATTAAATTAAAATAAAAATGGCATTAACTTATAGATCAGTAAAAGGTTCAGCATTAACAATTGACGAACTAGATGATAATTTTAGATACTTTACAGGATCTCATGCAATAACCGCATCTTCAGGTCCCTTTATAATTTCAGGTTCAGATGGGGCTAATAACGCACTTGAAGTATTAGGCTCTTCTTTATTCTCCGGGAGTATTATTCCTGCAGAAGTTGAAGCAACTTTAGGTACACAAGAAAAACCTTGGAAAGAATTGTTTGTTAGTAATGGGTCTATAGTCTTTGTAAGTGGATCAGGAGTAGGACAAATTACAAGTTCTTTATCACTTGAAGCTGATGGTTTAATATCAGGTGGGTTCGATGGTAAATTTACAGGTTCTTTTACAGGGTCTGCTGATATAACAGGCTCATTATCTGGTTCTTTTACAGGATCTGCTGATATAACAGGCTCATTATCTGGTTCTTTTACAGGATCTGCTGATATAACAGGCTCATTATCTGGTTCTTTTACAGGATCTGCTGATATAACAGGCTCATTATCTGGTTCATTTTCAGGATCAATTGATGGGACAGAATTTTACTTATATAATCTACCAACTTCAGAACCAGCAGAATCTGGGAGGTTATGGTTAAGTGGTAATGCTACAAGTGGTTCTAAATATTTGGTAGTAAAAAATTAAATTAACACTTTACATAAAAAAATTTAAGGACTCAATATGAGTCCTTTTTTTCATATTTATAACAAAATATAGATTATGAATATACCTATTTGGGACGGTTCAAGTTCATTCGCACCCGGAGAAACACCTTTTGGTTTTTATGATAATGATGCTGAATTTAGAAGAGATGCAGATAAAGTAGCTGTTTTCTGTGCAAACAGATTGGGTTATCCTTTAGTAGATATAGAACTTCAATCTGGTTCTTTTTATACTGCATTTGAAGAAGCGGTAACTATGTATGGAAATGAAATATGGGCCTATATAGTTAGAGATAATTTTTTAGATTTAGAAGGTATTTCAATATTTGAAGAATTAAATGAAACTATAATAACACCAAGTTTTAAACCTATTATAAAACTAACTCAACAATATGCTGATGAAGCAGGAGTAGGAGGTACAATCCCTTGGTATTCAGGTTCTTTTGATTTAACTAAAGGCCAACAAAATTACAGTTTTGAAACATTTATGTCAGCTAGTGGGTTTACAGGGTCTGCTTATTCCGAAGGAATAGAAATTAAACGTGTATTTTACCAAGAACCAATCCCCGCATCTGATTTATATTTAGATCCATATAATGGTTTTGGTTTTGGAGGTGCAATTGCTGCCGGAATGGTGGGTGTAGGAGGATTTGGTGGTGATATGGGATTTTTAATGATGCCCCTAAGCTATGATATGCAAGTAATTCAATCAATCGAAATGAACCAACAAGTTAGATGGTCAAATTATAGTTTTGAAATACATGCTAATGATCTTAAAGTATTTCCAGTTCCAGAACAAAGTGGAAAAATTTGGTTTCAATATATTTTTGAAAAAGATAGAGGAGGGGTAAAATGTGCCACAGATCAAGTTAATAATGTAGGTAATGCTAATTTCCAAAACCCGAAATATAGTTTAATCAATTCTATTGGTAGACAATGGATATTTGAAATGACACTAGCTATTGCTAAAGAAATGTTAGGGTATATTAGAGGTAAATATACAAGTATACCAATTCCAAATGCTGAAGTTAATTTAAATCAAGGAGATTTAATAGCAGCAGCAACAGCCGAAAAAACAGCATTATTAGAAAGATTAAGAGCTTATCTTGATGAAACTTCTAGAAAAGCCCTATTAGAAAGAAAGGCACAAGAAGCAGAATCTAAAATGGTAGAATTACAACAAGTCCCTTGGACAATTTTTATAGGATAATATATGGCAATGTTTACAGGACAGAGGGATGTTTCTCTGGTAAGAAAATTAAATAGAGAATTGATGGGTAATATTATTACCCAACAATGTGCTTTGTATCAATTTAAATTAGAAGAAACTAAAGTAAACATATATGGTGAAGCCGCTGGATCTAAATTTTATAACGGTCCTTTTCTATTTAATGTTTTAATTGATAGACAGGATCAGGCATATGCTGAAAATGAGGAAGGTATTCAGTTTGCCCAACCAATTAATTTTTACTTTTTTAGAGATGACCTTGTTGATGCTGATGTAGTACCTGAAGTTGGTGATATCATTTTATACCAAGAAAGCTATTATGGTGTACAAAGTACAATAGGTAATCAATATTGGGGAGGAAAAAACCCTGATTATCCTAATAATGATTCAGACGGAAAACTAAACCCATTAAACCCAGGTTTAGAAAAATTTGGAAGTGACTTATCCATTTTAGTATCAACATATTATATACCAGCAGATAAAGTAGCGATTTCTCCTTATTTAGAACGAATGTAATGAGCAAAATTAGAAAACCAATACCAAAAACCCAAAGACAATTAAGTGTTGAACAGCAAACTGCTTATGACACTGAAAGAGGTAATCCTAATGCTAGAATTAACCCTAATGAATCAGAAACGGGAATAGATTTTAATAGATCTACAAAACTAAGCTTTAAAGAAGATTCTACAAAACCATTTTCAATAGGTATACAAGATCTTGATGAAGCAGTATTTTATTATTTTAAAAATGTAATCAAACCCTTTGTATTCCAAAATGGGGAAAGAAGAAATGTTCCCGTAATATATGGTTCACCTGAAAGGTGGAAATCATTTCAACGTGATGGTTATTACAGAGATAAAAATGGTGCTATAATGTTACCTATTATTGTTTTAAAACGGGATACATTAACTAAAGATAGAACAGTGTCTAATAAATTAGATGCTAATGGGGTAAATTTATATGGATCATTCCAAAAAAAGTACAGCCCAGACAATTTTTATAATAATTTTTCTGTACTAAATAATAAAAAACCTGTAAAAGAACACTATGCAGTAGCTATGCCTGATTTTGTAACATTAGAATATAGTGTTATCGTGCAGTCCTATTATATGGAACAATTAAACAAAATTATAGAAGCTTGTGAATATGCCTCAGATGCTTATTGGGGTAATCCAGAAAGATTTAAATTTAGAGCTTTTATTGATTCTTTTGCAACTGAAACTTCTTTAACCCAAGGTATGGATAGATTAGTAAAAGGAACATTCAAAATCCAATTAAGAGGATATATTATACCTGATACAATCCAAAAAGAAATGCATTCAATTCAAAAATGGAATTCTAAATCTAAAGTTACAATTAATTTTGAAACTACTAGTAATGCTGACACATTTAAACCCGGAGTTAGAACTTTTCCTGGTGGGCAAACTAGAAAAGAATAGTTTGGATTAATTAAATTAGTTACGTACATTATGGTTACAAAAATAACGTTATATGATATATTGGTTTACTGGCCAACCAGCTCATGGTAAAACAACTTTAGCTGATTTACTTCAAGATAAACATCTCCCCAACGCCTATAGAATAGATGGGGATGATATGCGAGAATTATTTTCTAATAAGGACTATTCTATTAAAGGTAGAGTTGAAAATGTTGGTACCGCTCAACGTATTGCACATTATTTACACAACCAAGGGAACGATGTTATAGTTTCTTTAGTATCCCCCTATTTAGATCAAAGAGAAGATTTTAAAACCCTACTAGGTGATAATATTAAAGAAATCTATACTTACACAACAGAACTAAGAGAACGTGACCATTTTAAAGCAATAGCGTATATTGGTCCCCAAGAAAATTTTATTAGTATAGATACGACAGATGATACACCTGAAGAATCTTTACAAAAAATCTTAAATCAAATATGAAAAAATACTTAGCACAAGCAGCATTCAAATCCTCAGATAGTGAAATAAAGTATTCGATGTATATTGGACGATGGCAACCTTGGCACCAAGGGCATCGTTGGTTAATTGATCAACGTTTAGATAACGGAAAAAATGTATTAATCTGTATTAGGGACATTGAACCTGATGAAAAAAACCCATGGACTTCAAAAGAAGTAGAAGCAAACCTTCAAATCGAATTAAAGGATTTGGTAGAACAGGGTAGAGTAAAAATAATTACTATACCTGATATTGAATCTATAAATATAGGTAGAGGTGTAGGATATGATATAATAGAACACGTACCCCCTGAAGAAATAAGAGATGTATCTGCTACTAATATCAGAAAACAAATGAAAAAAGATGGTAAGCTATAAACGACATATTGCTAAAACATTTTCATGGAGAATAATAGGAACAATAGATACTATTATCCTATCAGGTGTTATAACAGGTAGTTGGACAACTGGTTTAGCTATTGGTGGTGTAGAGGTATTTACAAAAATGATTTTGTATTTTTTTCACGAACGATTATGGTACAAATATAGTAAATTTGGTTTAAATGACAAAGATAAAGCCTAAAATATTTTCACATGGTAGTTATATAGGGACTACGGGGTATGCAAATCATACTAGAGCATTTTATAGAGAACTTTCTAACCTCTATGATTTAAAGGTTAGAAACTTTACAATAGGTAAATCTTGGGATGGTTTTAATGATGAACCTCATAATGGGGAAGAAGATTTTGATAGTAAAGATAAAAAGTTATTAGTAGAACAATCTTTATGGGATAATGATAATTCCCTTCAACATTACCCCTTTTATAAAGAACACCCAAACACTTTTAAACATAATGTAAATATTATCCTTAATGAAACTAACCATCATTTTTTCTATCAAAACTATGATGGTCCTAAGATTGCTTATAATGTTTGGGAAACTACAAGACAACCTGATTATTTTTTCAATCAATTAAAAACTTTTGATCAAGTTTGGGTTGCTTCTAAATGGCAAAGAGATTGTACTATAGAACAAGGAATAGAACCTCATAAAGTAAAAGTAGTACCTGAAGCTGTAGATGGGTCAATTTTTAAACCTAATAATAAATCAACCCTCCCAGAATATAAAGATAATAGGTTTAAATTTATTTTATTTGGTAGGTGGGATTATAGAAAATCTACTAAGGAAATTATAGAATCTTTTTTACAAGAATTTAATGAGGATGAACCCGTGGATTTAATAGTATCTATTGATAACCCCTATGCTAAAGATGAATTTAAATCTACAGAAAATAGACTTAAAAACTATAATTTAAATGACCCCAGAATTAAAATAAAACATTTCCCAACTAGGAAAGAATACATTAAGTATTTACAAAAGGGGCATGTTTTTTTATCTTGCGCAAGATCAGAAGGATGGAATTTACCTCTAATTGAAGCTATGGCTTGTGGTACTCCCTCCATTTATTCTAACTGTAGTGCACAATTAGAATTTGCAGAGGGATTAGGATTACCTGTAAACATATTATCTACATCAAAAGCTAAAAAAGGTGAATATAGTAGTTTTTCTCAAGAAATGTTAGAGGGGGAATTTTATGATCCCGATTTTAATGACTTAAAAAAAGTAATGAGAGATGCTTATATTAACTATAAAAAACATAAAAAACGGGCATTAAAAGAATCTATTGAAATACGAGAAAAATTTACATGGGAAAATGCTGCTAAAATCGCAGGTAAAGAAATTGAAGATTTGTTAGAAAGTTTACCTAAGAATAAAGTGGAAATAAGTTTTAATTTAGGTCCTAAAGTAGAAGTACTAGGTCATCATAACAACAAATATTTTGTTGAATTTATAGATGGGTCTACTAATAAAACCCTTCATAGTAGTACTATCAGTAACAATATGTGGACTAAATGTAATAAAAGCTATCATATACCTTGGATAATAAAAATAAATGGTAAAATAGTACACACCTTTAGTTTAAAAGATAAAACTGTAAAAATATCATTTGAATCAAAATCAATAGGAGATACCTTAGCTTGGGCACCTCAAATAGTAGAATTTAAAAATAAATATAAATGTAATGTCATAGTTAGCACATTCCATAATGAGTGGTTTAAAAATTTAAAACCATATAAAGATATAACATTCGTAAACCCTGGAGATAACCCCCCAAGTTATGCCCATTTCCAAATTGGGTGGTTTAGAGATGAAAAAGGAGGATGGAAAAATTTCTCCGACCATCCTAACCAAGTAAATACTATCCCTTTAATAAAAACATCAAGTGATATTTTAAATATTCCTTATACTCCTATAAACCATGGTATTAATTTTACCCCACATAAAAGACCTATAAAAGGAAAATATGTTTGTATAGGACCTCAATCAACATCTGGGTTAAAAGAATGGCCTCATGAAAATTGGAGAAATTTAGCTAAGATATTACATTCTAAGGGTTATAAAGTAGTTAGTTTAACTTTAAATGGTTTTAAGGGAACTAATATAATAGATAAATCAAAATTACCTTGGGATGAACTATTTAATTATATACACCATTCCGATTTATTTATAGGACTAGGATCAGGATTATCTTGGATAAACTGGGCTTTAAATAAACATACAATAATGATAAATAATTTTGTTCCTTATGGGTATGACATACCTAATAACTTAACTAAAATTGAAAACCATAACGTATGTAATAATTGTTGGACTCATAATACTCATGTATTCGATGCAGGGGACTGGGATTGGTGCCCAGAAAATAAGGGAACACATAAACAACATATTTGCCAAAAATCTATTTCCGTAGAACAAGTATTACATAAAATAAAACCTTTACTTAATGAATAATAAATTTGTTTGGACAACAGGAGGGAACCAAAATTATTTATCAATGATTGAGGTACTTGCTAAAAGTTTACTAAAATATTCAGAATACAAACTTATAGTATATGGTTTTAATTGTGATTCTACAATTGATTTACCTAATGTAACTAATAAAAGAATTAATTATAATCCTAAACCTACTATAAATTCTACACATGAACCCGATTTATTTCATAAAGATTATTCTATATATTTTGCTAAGTATTTAGCAAATCTAGATTCATTAGAAGAAAATTATAATAACTTTGCATGGATAGATGGTGATGCTTTTGTAACTGAAAATATCGATAACTCTTTACAATACTTATCATCTTTAAAGGATTACCCTTTATTTGCTCAATATTTTCATAAAGACATTAATCAATGGAGACATCATAAAGGTATAAGATTAGAAGGTAATTATGGGGGTGAGATAGCTGCTATAAAGAACATTAAAAGAAACCCAAACCAAAAATTATTAGCCGCTAATTTTTATTTTTATAATAGGGATAGTAAACCATTCTTTGAAAAATGTTTAGAATGGAATAAAGAATTAAATAATTATAGCCTTAAACTATATGCAGATGACAATGCTTTTTCCGAAGAAAGAGTAGCAAATAATGTATTATGGGAAGAAAACAAAATATTAGATTTACCAATTACCTGGAATAACTATTATAGTTCAAAAGAAGAAACTTTAGTTAACCCATATTTTTTAAAACAAGGATTTGATGTTATGTACGATAAATCTTCATTAGAACCCTATTTTATACACGGACCAGACCCTTCAGTAAAACCCAAAAGTGCTAAAACTTTAGAAAAAGCATTTAATGATTATAATATTATGAAAAATAAAAATTTAGTTATTATTTTATGTTATTGCGATACCCAACGTAAACTTGACTTATTATCCAATATGATTTTATCATTAAAAGATAAATATGATATATTGGTATCTACCCATTCCCCTCTTCCAATAGAAATTCAAAATAATATAGATTATTTAGTGTATGATAAGAGTAATCCTATTCTAAAATATCCTGAAAGAGGAATGGTATTTTGGAAAAGCGTTAATATTGAATGTACACCATGTGGTGAAAAACCTCCAATAAAAATATCACATATGATGAATGATTATGGGTGGACAGTTTTCAATTTAAAGAAGAATGCTATTGCTTTTTGTCAAAATTTAGATTATTCTCACTATTCTTTTATAAATTACGATATAGAAATAACTCAGGGGGTGTTAAATATGATTAATAATCCAAAAGATTTTATATGTAGTGATTTTAAAGATCCTACTACTAATGCCTCTTTATTCCCAAGCCTATTATTTAATATTTTAAGTAAAGAAAATGCTAACAGAATTAATAACTTAATATCCAAACAAGAATATACTAGCTCAAACCCAACAACGGGACAATCTTTTACAGATGCAGAAGCATATTGGGGTCATTTAATTTCTAATTTTAATTATGTTAAAGTTGAAACTGAAATTGTAGGAATGTTAAATACAGGAAACCCTGATGTATTAAATTATAATAAAAGTAATGATCAATACAAATTGTTTTTTTCTGAAAATAAAGTTTTTATATATGATAATTTTGAAGAAAAACAAATAAAGATAAGAGTAAATGGAGAGGATATTACCTTAAATGATAAACAATTTACTGTATATTTTTCTAAAATAGAAGACCTGGGATATTATCATAATAATGAACTAATAAACCTTACTTCTAAATTAGAAAGTGATATTTATAATAGAATAGAATAATAATATTTATAAACAAAATAAAAAATGAGTACAACAAAGTTATTACAAGAAGAGTTACAAAAATTAAAAGATTTCCAAAGATCAGAAAACGAAATTACTTTTTCCCTAGGCCAAATTGAATTAAGGAAAGTATTTTTAGAAAAGGATAAAAAAAATCTCCAAAACCAATATCAATCACTCCTCCAAGACCAAGAAAAAACAGGTAAAGAATTACAAGAAAAGTATGGAGAAGGTAATATTGACCTAGAAAAAGGAGAATTTATTAAACTAAAATAGTTCTTTGAGAAAGTCTTTAATATGTATAATAAAACAATATTAAAAATAACATATAAAGATGGCAGAAACATTATTATCTCCAGGTGTATTAGCTAGAGAAAACGACCAATCATTTATTACTCAACAACCCGCAGAAATTGGTGCTGCTATTATAGGACCAGCTGCTTTAGGACCTGTTGAAGTACCTACATTGGTTACCTCTTTTAGTGAATATACAGCAATTTTTGGTACTACAGTACAAAGTGCATCCATTGCTTATTCATATTTGACTTCATTAGCAGCGAATAACTATTTTCAAAGTGGTGGAACAAGTTTACTAGTTACTAGAGTAACTCCAGAAACCTTTACTTCTGCTACAAGTTCATTTATTAACACCGTAGATGGTTCAGAATTAAAAACAGGTACAGGTGCTGATATAGCTACTAATGCCGCAGCTTTATTTGCTGCAGGTGTTGATGCTGGTTCAGATTTTACAGGTTCGGGTGCAGTAACTTATACAAGTGCTACATTTACAACAAATGGAAGTGGAACAGGAGCAACATTTAAATTAGATACATCTGCTGGCGCACCAGTAGCAATAACAGCTTCAACAGCGGGTACAGGGTACAATTTAGGAGATACATTAACTTTTTCAACAAACGATAATGGTGGTTCACCAATTGTAACAACTAGTTTATTAGGATCAACTGGATTTGCAGCAACAGATACTTATGATGCAGGAACAACTACAATTAACCCTTCATCAACAACAAGTACAACTGCAACTGGTCAAGCTTGGTCTTTAACGTTTGCAGGTGGAGCAGGTGCTTCAAATTTAACAGCAATTGCAGCTACATCAGCTGGAGAAGGAGTTAAAGTAAATGATACATTTACTTGGTCTGCAGCCGATATACAAACAGCTTTAGGAGGAGTAGCAGGTACAGATGTAGTACTTACAGTAACAGCAGCAGATTTAACTGCCGGAACTTTTACAGTAACTTTAGTTGCTGCTAATTTATCAGATGATGTTACACCTTTTGAATTAGAAACAATTTCAGAAGGAGCAGTAATGAATACAGGTACAACCGAATTAACAGGTGGTGCTTTATCAACAGGATCAGCAGAAAATGTTCGTTGGTCAATTCCTTCAGTAAATACAGCTTCAGGAACATTTAGTTTAATTATTCGTAGAGGTAATGATAATACAAACCAACAAGTAGTATTAGAACAATATAATAACTTATCACTAGACCCATATCAACCAAATTATATATCAGCACAAATTGGTGACATTAATAAAAATTTAGTTAATGAAGGATCAGATTACTTTATTCAAGAATCAGGATCTTATGCTAATTTATCAAGATATGTAAGAGTAAAATCAGTAAATTTAAAAACACCAAATTATTTCGATAATAATGGTCAAGCAAAAGCTCAATTTACAGGTTCTTTACCAGCAGTATCTTCTGGTTCATTTAATGGAGCTAGTGGAGAAAATATAACAACTGCCACCTCGGGACGTGTTGCTAACTTTTATGGAAACATAGGAGATGGTGCTGCATTTGATACACAAGGGTTAACTGGTAGTAATTATGATAACGCGATTGCTTTATTAGGAAATATAGATGAATACCAATATAATGTTATTAGTGCTCCTGGGTTACTTAACGCAACTCACGCAACTCAAACAACATCTTTATTATCAAATACAATCCAAAGAGGCGATGCAATCGCAGTACTAGATTTAGTAAAATATGGTAGTTCAATAGCATCAGTTTCACAAGCAGCTTCTGCATTTGATAACAGTTATGCTGCAACTTATTGGCCATGGGTTCAAATGATCGATCCACAAACAGGTGAATTAGTTTATTCACCAGCTTCAACTGTAATTCCTGGAGTGTATGTATTTACAGACGCTTCAAGTGAACCATGGTTTGCACCTGCTGGATTAACTAGAGGAGCTTTAGGTCAAGTAGTTAGAGCTGAAAGAAAATTATCTGCAACTAATAGAGATACTTTATATGAAGCAAACGTTAACCCATTAGCAACTTTCCCACAATCAGGAGTAGTTGTATTTGGTCAAAAAACATTACAAAAACGTGCTAGTGCTTTAGATAGAGTAAATGTACGTAGACTATTAATTTCCCTTAAAGGATTTATATCTGGAGTAGCTGATGGTTTAGTATTTGAACAAAATACAATTGCTACAAGAAATAACTTCTTAAGTGTAGTTAACCCATATTTAGAAGGAGTACAACAAAGACAAGGATTATATGCTTTTAAAGTAGTAATGGATGATACTAATAACACGGCATCTACAATAGATAGAAATGAGTTAGTAGGTCAGATTTTCTTACAACCAACAAAAACAGCAGAATTTGTAATCCTAGATTTCAATGTACTACCAACTGGAGCAACATTTCCAGCGTAAGAATTAAAAAGATAAATATTTATAATAAAATAAAAAAATAAAATGGCAGTATTAGATCCAAACGAAATATTTTTCACCGCTTTTGAGCCAAAACAAGCAAACAGATTCGTCATGTATATTGACGGTATTCCTGCTTATTTAGTAAAAGAAGTAGGGGCTGTAACCTTATCACAAGGTACAGTTGAATTAAATCATATTAATGTATCAAGATATGTAAAAGGAAAATCCACTTGGGATCCAATTTCTTTAACATTATTTGACCCAATTACACCATCGGGAGCACAAGCAACTATGGAATGGGTACGTTTACACCACGAATCAGTTACTGGTCGTGATGGGTATAGTGATTTCTATAAAAAAGATCTTACTTTTAACGTACTAGGACCTGTAGGAGATATTGTATCTGAATGGATTATAAAAGGTGCATTTATTACAAGCACATCATTTGGAGATTATAATTGGGATACTGTAGATACTGCTCAGAACATAAGCATTACAGTACAACCAGATTATTGTATCTTAAACTTCTAAAAATTTTACCCACCCCTGATTTAGAAAATAGCTTGGCTTCGGCCAGGCTTTTTCTTATCTTAGTTATATGGTTCAAAACTATCCAAACTTTTTATCTTTATCTGAAATTAATTTAATTAAAGATGGAGTTTATGATTTAAAACAATATTGGAAACATTCCTCCCAATATAGGAATTCAGGTTTATTACCTTATAAAGACACCCCCATTATAGAAGTTTTAAAGGACCAATACAAAGCAGAATATCTTTTAGGTGATCCGTTATATAGATTAGAGGGACATAAGGAAGATATAACCTTAGGAACCCAATTTGCACTATTAGAAAAATTTTATTGGTTATATACAAAAACCATAAATAAAATTACAGAAATTACATCCATAGAATCTGAATTAGAACCTGATCTTACTATACCTGGGTTTCATGTATATGCTTCCCACCCTCAACCTTTTAATGAGTTTAAATATCATACTGATGTTAGTATTGTAGATTATTATCCTAATCTTGATATTAACAAAATATATTCATTTGTTATCCTTATAGAATCTAAAGGTACTACCCCTTATTTAGAATATGAAACTGGTCCTACCAAATCATCATCTTTTAGTACCCATGGAAGTGGCCCAGCTAATTCTATTATTATTAATACAAATTCTGGTGTTCCTGCTACAGAAGAATATCAATTAGGTAGTTTACATATATGGGAAGCAAAATTATCTCATAGAATTGGGGGATTTGAATTAAAAGAAGGAGATTCAAGAATAACATTTCAAGGGCATTATTATTATGATCCTGAAACAAAAACTAATAAACTTTTCTTTTAAAATTATGTGGAAGTGCATTAAAAATATATTATATTCATATGTATAATATGAACAAACGTTATTATTAAATAAAGATTATGGCAGATTTTAAACTAGCAACAGAAATAGTAGACTTACCTTCTAAAGGGTATTTATATTCAAAGGATTCACCATTAGCTGATGGAAAAATTGAAATTAAATATATGACAGCTAAAGAAGAAGACATTCTTACCAATGCTTCTTACATTCAAAAAGGAACAGTATTAGATAAATTATTTCAATCATTAATTGTTTCTAAAATAGATTATAATGATTTATTAATTGGGGATAAAAACGCCATTATGATTGCGGCCCGTATCTTAGGATATGGTAAAGATTACACTTTTGCATTTGATGGGATAGAAGAAACTGTAGATTTAACAGATATTGAAAATACAACTATAGATGAAGATTTGTTTAAATCAGGTAAAAATGAATTTAACTTTACATTCCCACATTCTGGGAATGAAATTGTTTTTAAGTTATTAAATCACGGGGATGAAACAAAAATTCAACGTGAACTGGATGGTTTAAAGAAAATAAATAAAGAATCGGACCCTACTCTTACTACAAGATTAAAACACACAATACTTTCAGTTGAAGGAAAAACAGATAAAAAAGATATTCGAGAATTTGTAGATAAATATCTGCTAGCACGAGATGCTCGTGCGCTTAGAGAATACATTAAATCAATGTCACCAGATGTAGATTTAACTTTTTTTCCCTCAAGTAGCGAAACAACAAAAACAATTCCAATTGGGGTTGGATTTTTTTGGCCTGACTTTGGAAAATAGCCCAATATACAGAAAAAATTTATTTACCCAAATACATAACATAGTCTTCCATGGAAATGGAGGCTATGATTGGTTTACGATATATAATATGCCTATTTGGTTACGTAAATTTACTTTCCATGAAATAAATGAGTACAATAAGTCCCAAAATGAAAAAGCAAATAAATCTAAAGACAAAGATTCTTTAGTTAATACTAAGGGTCAAGTAAATCAACCTAAGTTTCAAAATAAAACTAGTTATAAGTAAAATCCCTTCTTTTAATATTTATAACAAAATACCCATATGGCCTTAGGAGACGATGTAAAAAAAGCTAATGATGAAATACAGAAATTTTCTGAGGAAATTGGAGCTTTAGATAACCAACTACTTTCTTTAGGTGCTTCTATTCAATCCCAAATTTCTGATAAAATAAAGGGTGCCGATGATGCCACTCAAAAATTATATAAATCATATAGTAGGGATATAACTTCTGCTATAAACCAAACTTCTAAACAATTAGATAATTATGCGGCTATTCAAAAAAAGGTAGCTGCAGGGTATGATATAGAAGCGGAACTTATTAAAGAAGTTGAAAAAGTTCAAAAACAACAATCAATAACCCTTAGAAAAATAGAATTCCTTAAAAGAGAAGGGGTTCAACTTAACATAGATGAGATTTCTGCCTTAGAAGAAACTTTTGCGTTAGATAAAAAAATACTAGCTAACCTTGAGGCACAAAATAAAAAACAAAGAGAAAGTTTAGGAATAGCGGGTAAATTAGCTGATGGGGTTGAAGGAATACTCCAAAAGGCAGGTGCAGGTGGTATAGCTAAGCTGTTTAATTTTAAGAAAGCAGCAGCGGAAGCAGCAAAATTAAATAAAGAACAATCGGATGCATCAGGTAAACAAGTTACAGGTTTACAAAATGCAAGGAATTTAAGTAAAAAATTATTTGAAAATATAGATAAATCTGCAGTTAGGTTAGGTGCAGCAGGGGCTTTATTTAAAGTAGCTGGTGCTTTATTTGATCAATTTAAAAAGGCAGATCAATCTACAACTGAAATTGCTCGTGGTCTTAGCATGTCTAAAAAAGAAGCTAAGGAGTTTAAAAATGAAATGTATGAATCTAGTAAGGCAGCAGGTCTTACTGGTATTACTATAAAAGAACAGAAAAAAGCAGTAATGTCCCTAAATAAAGCTTTAGGGGGAACGGCTATTGCCTTTGATAAAGATATTAGAGAAGGAGCAGCTGAATCACTTGCATTGCTTGGATTATCAGAAGAAGCAGTAGGTAACATGGCTAAACAAGCTATGATTGCGGGTAAAAGTTTTAAAGCATTAGAAAAAGAACAAGCAAAAGGAGTTTTAGATGCTGAAAGAGAATTTGGTATTAGATTAAAATTATCAGATGTTTTAGATGAAGCTAATAAAATAACAGGTTTAGCCCGAGTTAATGCTATGGGTATTGAAGGTGGTTTAACAAAAGCAGTTGCCACAGCAAAATCTTTGGGTATTGAAATGAGTGCTGTTGCAGGGTCTGCAGGACAATTATTAGATTTTGAATCTTCTATCCAAAAAGAATTAGAGGCAGAATTGTTAATTGGTAGAGATTTAAATCTTGAAAAAGCTAGGGCAGCAGCTTTAGCAGGAGATCAAGAAGCATTAGCTAGAGCATTAGTTGAAGAAGCAGGTAGTTTAGAAGAACTACAAAATATGAATGTTATTCAACAACAAGCATTAGCGGGCGCCTTAGGAATGAGTGCAGACCAATTAGCAGATAGTTTAGTAAGCCAAGAAGCATTATCCACCCAGGCCCAAGAAGATTTAGATAGAAAATCAGATGAGGTTCTAGCAAATGAGGAAATGCAATCTTTAACAGAAATGCAAACAAGAGCAATGACTAAATTATCTGAAGGAGTTCAATCTTTTGGTAAATATTTATTAGTAGCAGCAGCAGCCGCAGCAGCAGTTGCAATTGCAATGACATTTGGTGTTGCCTCTCTACCTATATTAGCAGGAATAGCACTTGCAGGAGCTGTTGTTGGGGGAATAGCATCAACAGTAGCAGATGGAGTTGCACCTCCAGGAAAAGGACCATTTACTATTACAGATAGATTTGGTGCAACGGATATTACAGCAGCAGGAGATGGTATTGCCGTTTCTCCAAATATCAATACACAAGGTGGAGCAGGAGGAAATGCTAATATGAGTGAAACAAACATGTTATTAAAACAAATTTTAAGTAAAGAAGGAACAGTTCAAATGGATAGTACTAATGTAGGTACTGCTTTTGCTGTAGGTTCTAGACAAATACAATAATATAATATTTATAATAAAACAATAACTATGGGACTTTTAGACAAATTACAAACACAAGGTGGTTCAAACTTATCTAATTTAAATGGGGTAACCCCTTCAACACCTGAATTTTCAACATCTACTTTACATGACACATATTCAGTAGACGGCACTCCAAGACTTAATGGTAAACCAGCACCATCTAATTTAGATTCTGCTGACCCAGTAAAGTACTTAGATAATTTACCTAGATAAATAAAATATGGGGCTTTTAGATTTAACAACAGACCTTAAATCATTAAGGTATGGACAAGACCGTATAGGTGGTGGTGATAGTAGAGAACCTTTTATTACCAAATCTATTGACAGTACTCCTGGAGATACTGGTGGTCCTGATTTTCTTTTAAGAGCAAACACTTTACAGCATGTAGGTGATGATTTATCTCGAATGGGTAAATTTATGATATCCCCTAAGGGGTTACAATTTGCTGCAAAACAAAATATTTTATCTCGTACTTCAGTAAAAATTCAATCCAGCTCAGATGTATCTTTTAACCCTATAAATGATGGGGTATACCTTCCAACTTCTACTTTAGCTCAACTAGCAGTAGGATCTGCAGGATCACATTTATTAAAACAAGGTATAAACCCTTTTAAAAACACATCACAATCAGGTGCTAATACAGGTATTGGGTTACTAGATAATATACTAAATGCTGAGCTTCCTTTAGAACAGCCTATATATGTAAAGAGAGTTAATAATAAACAACTACCAGAAACAAATAGATTAGTAAATTTAGTTGGAGCTAAAATAGGAGTAGCACAAACCGATTCTAATAATTCCATTGATACTTTTTTAGGTTCTTTAACTGGAGGGGGTATAAAAGGATTTGGTGGTGGTTTACTTAATAATTTATTTGGTAAAAATAGTAACAGTGGGTTAGGAATAAATGATAACCAACAAGAGATACTAAGATACAATGGAGGTCCAGGCTCTATTTTAGGAGTAGGTCAAACTACTATAAGAAGAGCTACTAATACTCAATTATATGATAATGAAGAATTTAAAAAGGAATTTAAATTACTCAACTATAGTGGAATAGTTTCGGCTGCAGATTCTAAAGTAGGAAAATCAAAAGACCAAATATTACCTGATTTTAGGACTTCACTAGACCCAGGAAAACCAAATTCTTTAATCTCAACAACCATAGATTACCAAAGTGGTGCAAATGGGAATTTTGAAGAAAGAGTTAATATTGGTAATCCTGGAAGAAGAAACAAAAACTTATCAAACTACAATATTGGAACTGGGACTGGTCCTTTAGATAAGTTAAATGCCCTTCCTCTTTACCAATCTACTAATGTAATAAATGCTGGAAACAACATTAAAAATGATTTTATTAAATTTAGAATCGGAATATTAGATAATAATGCTAATAATCCTGAAGGATTAAAAAGGTATATTCATTTTAGAGCATTTATAGATTCATTTTCAGATAATTACTCAGCACAATGGGGTGAAGAAAAATTTATGGGTAGAGCTGAAAGCTTCTTTAGATATGGTGGTTTTGGTAGATCAATATCTATGGGGTGGACATTAGCAGCCCAATCCATTGATGAATTAATTCCTATGTACCAAAAATTAAATTATCTGGCTTCAAGTTTAGCCCCAGATTACAGTTCTAATGGTTACATGCAAGGAAATATTGCATATTTAACTTTTGGAGGTTATTGTTATGAACAACCTGGTATAATTACTGGATTAAATTTATCCTACCCAAAAGAATCCCCATTTGAAATAGATGTTGATAGTGAAACAGGGGCAAATGATGGGGGAAAAAAGACTAAAGAATTACCTATGATAATGACTGTAACCGGTTTTGAATTTAAACCTATACATAATTTTGTCCCAAGGATTCAACAAAACACATTTGAGGGTTTAACTGAAAATGGTTCTACTTTTGTATCTGCTTGGGGTGATGAAAGGTATATTGCCTTAAGGAATAAAAATGGAAACAATTATGATGGTAATAATGGTTCTGAAAACTTTACTATACCCTCTTCAACAACTAATCAAGAAGGCACAGACTTAGTTGGTGATGTATTTACTAAAAAAGCAAAAGGAATAAATTAATATTATGGATAGATATTCAATTACAAATATATATGGAAGAGGAATTAAATACTATGGGACTACTAAATATCCTGTTGTACCTTATAGTTCAAATGATATTTATGTAGTTACTCAGGAAGATGATAGATTTGATCAATTAGCACAACAACATTATGGCGATGCTAAACTCTGGTGGATTATATCATGCTCTAATCCAGGGTTAGAACAAAATTCATACCATATTCCAATAGGTATTCAAATTAGAATACCTCAAAACACGGCTCAATTAATAAGTGAGTTTCGAATTTTAAATGAAAGATAGTTATGACCGGAAATTTAATAGGAGAACAGTTTGATACATATGTATTCGATCAAATCCGAGCTCGACAAGAGCTTAGTGGTGTGGGGTTTGGGTCAAAATTAAAATCCCCAAATCAAATCCAACTTCAAAATAATAAAAATTCTTTTTTAAAATTAGCTTCTGGAGTTAATTTTTATAACCCATCTATCATCCCAACAGAAAAGGAATTTCAAGACCAAGCAGGTAGTGGGATTTTAAAAGACGAAGACTATGAAATTGTAGTCCCTTATCTACCTGTATTATCTGAACAAGGTAAAGAAAAATATAAATTAATTTCTGAACAAATAAAAGAAAATAATAAATTACAATTATCTGAAGCTAAAACTAAATTAAAAAACCTAGGATTTTCGGAAGCCCAAATAAAACAATATGGGGGTGAAGAAACTTTAGCTAAACAATCTATACTATTTGGTGGGTTAGGAGAACTAAAAAATGGAAAAATTTCCCAAAGATCAGACATAAACTTTTCAGATAATATTTGGAACGATACTTCAGCATATGGTTTAGGAGGAAATCAATTTGGAAAACAACCTATGCCTGGTATAACCTCAGCGAAAATTGATTGTATAAATAGAGGTTCAATTAGATCTGCAACAATACAATTAAAAGCTTATAATACATTTCAATTTCAACTTATTGAATTATTATATTTAAGATTAGGTTTTACTATGATGTTAGAATGGGGTTTTAACAAATATGTAGATAATTCTGGGAGTTTAAGAGAAGTAGAAAATACAATAATAGAAGATATATTTTTTGATAATCAAGGATATAGTCAATTAGAATTATTAAAAAAAATAGAAACATATAGAAAGAAATACTCAGGCAACTATGATGGGTTTTTTGGTAGAGTAACAAATTTTAATTGGGATTTCTCACCTGATGGTGTATATAATATTACTTTAAAACTTACTACATTAGGAGATGTTATAGAATCTTTACAGTTAAATCTTCCGGCTCCAATAAAATCTTTTAAAGCTAATGCAGATGGGGAAACAACTGCTGATACTACTTTAGAACAATGGTTAGATGATGAAGTAAAGGCGGATACTGAAAATAAAGCTGTATGGGGTAATGGTAAATATATTAATCTTAAAAGTATAAACTATAAAGAACCTCCAAGTTTTGAATTTAATGATGAAAATAAAAGAGGAAATCAAGGAAAAAGAAAAAGAAAAGCAGAAGAAGAATATCAAAAAATGCTCAAAAAAAATCCTGGTTTAAGTGGTAAATTAGGGATTGTTGATGGTCTTACTAAAGAAAATAGTTATTTTGTTACTTTTGGTGAAGTATTATCAAAAATTTATAACAATATTCTTCCTAAAGTAGAAAATAAAGAAGCAGTACCTATATTATCTATGGGGTTAGATGAAAACTTAAATGTTGTCAGCGCCCAACCCAACCAGATATCTTTTGATCTTAATATTTGTTTTGTTAAACCTCAAATTTATGTTAATGGGGTAACTGTTCCATCTATTTTTCGAAGTAATTGGATTAAGGAATTTTTTGTTCTTGAACATGAGGGTGATAAAGATTTATTTTATGGAAAATTAATGAACATATACTTAAATTTTTCATTTATAAAAAAGTTATTAAAAAGAAATATATCAAAAGATAATGAATTAAGTTTATTTAATTTTTTAGAAGGTATATGCGATGGTATAAATAGTTCCTTAGGTAGTGTAAACAAAATTGAACCCATTATCAATTCTGAAAGAAATGAAATAGTATTTATTGATCAAAACCCTATAAAAGGCAATGATCTACTAATCAAAAAATTACTCTCTAAAGTCCCAGACCCAACAGATGTTGTTCCTTTTGAAATTTTTGGATTTAATTCATCTAACAATCAATCAAATTTTGTAAAAAACTTTAATTTTGCTACTAAAATAGATTCTAATTTAGCTTCTATGATAACCATAGGAACTACAGCCGGGGGGTCAACTACTAAAGTTACAGATGGAACAGCTTTTTCAAAATGGAATGCAGGTCTTCAAGACAGATTTCAAAAGAAAATTGTCCTTCCTAGTGAATTTAAAACCCCAACTGAAAGAGAACAAGATAATGAAAATAACAAACAAGAAGTAATACGAGAAGAATTAACATCATGGTGGGGAAAAACTAAACCCTTTAAGCAAGGTCAAGGTAAACGAGGTGCAAGAAGTCATGCTGCTGATTATGTAGCTAAAGAAGATAAAGAAGCATCAGAAGCCAATAAAGACTCAGGAAATAAATTAATTTGGGATAAAGACCAAAGTGGTAAACAGTATGCTAGAAATGGTGGATATATAATTTTATCAACAAAGTCAGGTAAATATAAAGGATATTCTTTTCAAAATGAATCACTTGAAAGTTTTATAAGTGGTTATATTTCATGGAAACAAGGAGCAGGGTTAAATGTATTAACACAGGATGATATTGATTTATCTTCTTCTTACCAATCTTGGCTTATATATGCCTTTAGTGGTATAATCGTAGGTAAAACAAACGAACAAGGGGAAGACTTTACAGTTACCCCAGGAGAAGCTTTATATCTTAATGTAGCAAATTCTACATTTTCTAGTCAAGGAAAAAAAGCATTTAAAGAATATATTAGACTAAGGGATCAAAAAATATATAGATTAACAGGTAACCCCTCAAATCAACAAGGATTTATTCCTGTAGAATTAAGTTTAACATTGGAGGGTATTTCAGGAGTTAAACTATACCAAAAATTAAATATTAACCAAAAATTTTTACCACCCGAATATATATCTAGTGCTTTAACTAATACAATAGATTTTGTTATTCAAAAAGTAAACCACCAAATAGTGGATGAAAAATGGGAAACTCAATTAGTTACTATTAGTATTCCCCCTACTAAAATTGAAAACACTGAATTAATTGATAATGGGTTATTTTCTTTCTTAGGATTAGACCAATCTAACCCTTTAGTCATTTCAGGAGATAGAAGTATAAATGGTACGGCACAAAGGTTCCCTGCTACTCAACTTACTCCTTCTAATTTTATTAGACAAAAGCTTAAAAAATCAGAGGCATTAAGGTTGAAAGCATACGATGACCCAGGTGCGGATGATGGAAAACCTGTTACAATAGGATATGGACAAACTTTTTATACCCCTGGCCAACAGTATACTCGAACCCCAATAGGATCTAACTCACAACCTCAATTATTAACATATAATGGGGCATTTGGAAGAAACAGCTCATCTGAAATTCGGTTAGGAGACACAATTACAGAAGAATCCGCTAATAAAGGATTTAATGACGTTGCAACCAACTTTGGTAAAAATATGGTTGCAAATGGGAGAATAAAAGTCCCCCTTACTCAAAATGAATATGATGCCCTTTTACATTTTTCTTATAATTCTGGTTATGGAGTTTCAGATCCTAAAAAACCACTATATAATTTTATTAATTCTAAAGACTATGTATCGGCGGGGTATCAATTAGAAAAAACAATTATAGGAACAAAAGATAAACCAACTTTACTGCAATCAAGAAGAATGGAAGAAGCAGATATTTGGTTTACAGATAACCCCGGAAACCCAACATCATAATTATGTATTATCCTAAATCACAAATAGTAGAAAATTTATACACTAATGGTGATGAATATATGATTTCTTTTACTAGCAAACCATATAAAGGATATTACTATCAAGTTTCTAATAATCAAAGATTTACAGGAAAAAATCCTGATGATAAACCAAATGATGTATTAGTACCTATTAGGGATGATGTTGATTATGGAAATGATTTAGAAATAATTCAAGACACTTATTGGTCACCTTCTTATAAATTTTTACAAAAACAACAAGGTTTTAAACTTGGTAGAGCTCCCCAATCTCCTAAACAAACTAATCCCCAACCTACCCCCCAAGATTATAAAAATGGGTTTTTTAATAGGTATTTTTTATACACCTTTCCACAAAGAACAACACAAGAAACAAACCAACAAATATACCAACAATTCATAAACAAATCCCCATCAGTTCAATTTGGTAAATACACCCCAATCCAACTGACTTGGGCGTTAACGGGTAAAGAAAAAGAAGTATCTAAATCTAATTATAATAGTGTAAGATTAACTGAACAAAACCAACAAATATATGGTTTTTCAAACTATTTTAATAAAAAATACTCTCAATATTATAATTACGGTAAAAATGAAAATTTGTACAGTAATGGGAAAGAAATAAGATATACTAAAACTAAAAAAGCTTATATAGGTTATTACCATATACATCCTGAAAAAGGACCAATGGTTGGAAGACAACATAAAATGGAAGCCCATGACTATTTGGAATTTATACCAACGGGTTCTATATTAAACCCCTTACCTCCAACTATACAATCCGGTTCGTATAATGAACCTACTAAAACAAGTACAAATACATTTGGAGGCTACTAAAACCATTCGTATATTAGGGTAAAATAAGGTTATATGTACTGGCTTGTAGAAAACGAGGAACAGTTAAATGTTTTGATAAATAGTGGTTATAAAAAGGCGTTCATTGAGGTAATACCTTATAATGACACGATCCACCCTGTATTAAACCACGTAAGTTTAGTGTATATTAGACCAATTGAAGCGAGCAAAGGCTTTATGGTATGCGTTACGCATAGTGAATCTTTAAATGCTTTAAATACGCGTGTAAACGAATTGATAGATAAGTTTGAAGTGTTATATTGTCGTGATAAAAAGGAAACATTACATTATTTTCCAAACAAAACTCTTTATGACATAACTCCACCTCCTCATACATATATACGCCCTACAACGCCAACACACGATTTATACTATAGTAAACACAAGGATAACCATGAGTTAAACCTAATTATACCCATTGTTAAACATTATGAATTGTGCGAGATAATTTTTGGAGATCTAAAAGCGAATATTAACAAAGAAAAAACAAAATATGATGAATTCTTTAACAGTAAAACCTCAATGGTATTCAACGCCATCGAGAGAAATGGAGTACGAATACACAATAAAACCTTCAGTGAATACTTCCACCCCGTTGATGGTGAATATGTCTACACACAGTTCAACTTAAAAACAACAACAACAAGACCATCAAATAAATTTAAAAATGTAAATTATGCGGCACTTAATAAAGAAAATGGATGTAGGAAAAGTTTTATACCACGTAATAACAAGTTTGTGGAAATTGATATTAGTGCTTACCATCCTAGCTTGGCTGCTCGCCTCATTGATTATACTTTTACCACTAGTGATATTCACGCTCATTTTGCTTCCCTATATAAAGTGGATTATAAGAAAGCGAAAGAGCTTACTTTCAAACAGCTCTATGGTGGAGTCTTTAAGGAATATAAAGGACTTGAATTTTTCCAAAAAATAGAGAAATACGTAGGAGATAATTGGAATAAGTTCCAAAGCGACGGGTTCATAGAATGTCCGGTTTCTGGATATTTGTATAAAAAAGAAAACTTGGATAATATGAATCCGCAAAAGTTATTTAACTATGTGTTACAAAATTTGGAGACAAGCGTTAACTGTTTGGTTTTGTGGGATATGTTTCGTATATTACGGGGATACAAGACAAAGCTAGTGCTTTATACTTATGATAGTTTTTTGTTTGACTTTGATGAGGATGAAGAAGATGTTTTGTGGAAAATTAGAGAGGTGTTTATAAAATATCAATTAAATATAAAAGAAATAGAAGGTTATGATTACAACTTTGGAGAAAACGCTTAATACGTATAACACGAATTACGATGTTATAACAGAAATAAATTTAAGCGACTTGAATAATAAATTATTTTGTAC